CAGCGCACATGGGTAGGGCTGACAGACAGAGAAAAGTCAAATCTCTGGCTTGAAAGTCGTGCCGCTATTCCAAGGTTTCACACATACGCAAGCCTAGTCGAAGCCAAGTTGCGGGAGAAAAATCAATTCAAGGAATTAAACGCATGAAATTAGCAGCAGGAAACCCCAACCTTATGCGGGTAAACCGAACAGCCACATTGGGTGCGTTTGCCAAGCCTGATAAGACAACTTACCGCTATGGGCAAAGCGGCGGTTATGTGCCAATAGTACGAACGCCTGATATGGCAGAACCACGCACATTTAACCATATGCTAGACGGGCAATTGTACAAACCTGAAAATTCTCCACCAGCACGGGCTGGTGCTACTGATGCAATGCTTGTTCAAAGCCGAGGCTATAAAACGTGAGTGTTAAAAATGTATAATTATTTGTGGCTACCTTTAGCGGGGGAAAAGTGGATTGAATCACCACCTGCCACAAACTTCAATGATTCATACATGAAAGATTCGTCATGCTTACACAAACATATCTTCAATCAGTTTTTACATATAAAGATGGTCAACTTTATTGGGTTGGCAATCGTAGGGGCGCAAAAAAAGATAAGTCAATTTCAGGCAAAGTTGGCATTGGTTATGTTGGATGTATGTTAGATGGCAAACATTATTTGTTACATCGTTTGGTGTATTTATACATTCATGGATATATGCCAGTTGACAACATTGACCACATAAATGGTGATAAAACAGATAACAGAATTGAAAATTTGCGTGTTGTTAGTAAAACAGGCAACCAACAAAATATGCGTAAGGCATATACAACAAGTAAATCAGGTTTGTTAGGTGCTTTTTATAGCAAAAAACACAAAAACTGGTTTAGCAGAATTTGTGTAAATGGCAAACGAATATGGCTTGGATGCTTTAAAACTTCAGACGAAGCGCACCAAGCCTATGTAGAAGCAAAAAGGAATTTGCATCCAACTTGCACAATTTAAGCGTAGGGTCTTACGCCCAATTTATCAATAATTAACACTTGGCGTTTAGGCTCTGCGTCAGGGGTGTTTGTGATGCTGATATGCGTCCAGCCCCCGCCTTTAATTGGGTCGGAAAATTCACGAATTAACTGCTGGTAAGGTAAACCCGCAGCAATTACCGCACGGACTACTTCGTCAGGGGTCATACCTGGCACTCTTAGATCGGCAGCGCAGCCATGACGATGCTGGCTGGTGTCTTTGCTGCCCACTGCGTCATTGACTTGCTTGCATCGGAATGCGCTGTTAATCATTACGGGCTTGCCGCCAATGGCCTCTTTTACCTGTTCTAGCAATTGCGCCAAGCGTTGCAGGTTGCTGATTTCCTCTTGAGTTGGCGAGTTGTCAAACTCTCGGTGGTCGGTGACGGTTAACTCGGCAAGGGTGAAGTGTGGGCTTAGGTTCATTTTACTGCCTTTGACAATAAATCTGTTTTGTTTTGAGAACTTGCCGATGAGCCAAAGTAATAAGAAATAATGCCTGTCCAAGCCGTACCTAACGAGCCAAGCATCATCAAGATGGCAGGGTTGCTGCTGTCAATCTTGTTAAAAAACATCAACACCATAATGCTGAAAAAGCCAATAGTCACAGCACCAGCCAGTAAAGGCGGCACTATTGATTTGGTTGAGGATTGCATATCCCGTGCTGATTTGCGGTCTTCAACTTCTAGTTTTTCAAAGTTAAGGCCAAGTTCATTGGCTTGCTTTTGAAGTTCAATCTCCGCAATCTTGACTTGAGCAATTTGCTCGGCTGAAAGTTTGTTGTTAGAAATTAGGTCGCCAACTTTATCGGGGTCAACGCCTATGGCTTTGGAGATAGCAGCCACAGCCATGCCAGCCAACGGGCCACCCATTGCGGTTGCAATAGTGGGAGCAATTTGTTTAAGCCAATCCATCAGAATTTCCCTTTCATTTCAATTACACCCCACGCTACCAAAGAAATTATGGCAGCAGCCACTAAAATACAAAGCCCCATCGTTATGGCTTCGTCAATCTCTTGCTTGCGGTTCTTAGCCGCCCTAGCATCAAGTATTTCCTGCGTCCGTCTGCGCTGCACAATTGCATTACGCTCCAGCAGAATCTGACTCCAAAGCTGACTGTGGCCTTGGTTAATAAAATGCCACTTCAACTCTTCCTCAGCCTTATTAAGTTCATGCAGTTGCATGACGGTGCTCATCGCTTGGCTGGTGTCGGAACTGTACTTTTTTTTTGGGTCTTTGACCGCTTCCTTAGCTACCTTTTCCTTTGCGTCAAAGAACTTCATCACATCATTTGTGATGCCTTGGACATCCTTGCCCATCTTGATGGCGGCTTGGATTCCCTTGATAGCACCCTGTGCTACAGCAAAAGCGGTTAGGGGGTCAATCATGGCGCTCTTTCTTTACCACCTCCAGCACCCAGCGGCACACCCGCCCGTCTTTGTCTAAAAACTCATTCGCCCCATACTTTTCTTGGGGCAGCACGACACGGCACACCAGCACGATTTTTTGTTCCGTGTTGGGCCAAGGTATTTGTGCTGATGCAACATCTATCACTTGACCTCATTTAGTGCTTAAAGTAATTTAACAAGTAACCGACAACAGCAGATACGCCTGAAACAATGGTCATGCCAAACCATAAGCCCCCACGACCCTTATTTGCCAAAGCCATCAGCTCATCAAGTTGGCGTTCAACCTTGTCCATTTTTTTGTCCATGTCCTGTACTTTCTGCCACAGCACACCGTACTTTACAAGGTCGATCTCGTTTCCTTCTGCCATAACGTCAGTCTCCAACATTTAAATACCCTCGCCCTGCACGATGTAAACAGTCGCCGCGGCAGATGCCAAGCCACTGAAGAATGATTCACGCCCAAAGCGCAACACTTCAACAGCACCAGGTACTAGCACAATCGCTGATGATGGCGTACCAGCAATCGGGGCGACAGCATTTGCCGTTGCGATTGCAGCCGTGCTACCAACGCCCAAAAATACTGTATAGGCGCTTGAATTGATGATGCGGTACTGGCCAGTACTCTGAGCATCAAAGCGTGCGTCAACGAGCGCCTGAACGCCAGTAGGCGCACTAGCCGCCGCAGGGATAACAACGGTTTTGCCAAGCGGGGCAAATGCGATTTGTGAATTGGTTGCCATGTCTGACTCCTTTAAACGTTTGTTGCAATGATGTTCCAGTAGGAACCATCGGAATACATCTCAACCCACTTACCTGCCGTGGCCGGAAGGATGGAGTTTGTAAGGCCACCGTTGTCAATTCTGGCGACATTATTAGATGCTGAAATAACTGCCTGAGCGCTCTGACTTACAACTTTCAAAATCCTGCCGACATTAGAGGCTGGATCTGGAAGAGTGAGTGTTGCCGTTCCAGACAGGCTATACATGACGACGATGTAAGCGGTGCTATTTACAGTCGCAGATCCAGCAAGTGCTTGAGCGTTGCCAATTGAGATGCTGCCCGTTGCTTTTAAGTTTACGCCATTAAGGTTTGCTCCACCTTCAACACGCTGCCACACGGAGCCGTTGAATGCAGCCCAATCCCCAACGCCCCAGTTGCTGATTCCATCCAAAGATGTTGAGCCTTCAACGCTGACGACATAGTAGTCGCCCTTTGTGCCAACACTGGAAGTAAGGGATGGGCTGTTTGTGGCCGCATTCCATGTCCCTTTGTAATTCAAAGCTCCAATGGCATTTGATACGGACGATACCGTTTTGAGCATGATGGTCTCCTAAAAATTTTATTTAGACCAAGGCAGTTGCAAACCAACTGGCCTGACGATCTTTTGATCGTCAATCATTTTCTGAATGTTGTCTTCCACTTCCGTCTTGTTGACTGATTGATAGACCCAAGCAAACACCTGATCTTTGGTCAAATTATCGTATTCAGTAAAAGCAGAAGATGCGTCAAAATTTAGTTTTACAACACCTTCCCATGACGACAAAATATTGCCGCCATTAAAAAATTCGATTCCTTCGCAACGCCAAGAAACATCGCAAACAACATTGTGTTTGCCTTCCAGTTGAGGAATTGCTTTGATGCTGTCAATGTGCCATTTGAATTGAGTCATGATTTTCTCCTAAGTTAATTTGCTGCAACGATGTTCCAGTTGGTGCCGTCACACCACAGCTCTACCCATTTGCCAATCGAAGCAGAAAGAATGGCTGTAGAAAGTGGGCTACCAGCAATTGGTTGAATGTTTGCAGAAGCTGACACAACAGCTTGTGCGCTTTGGTTGACGATCTTCAAAATACGGCCAACTCTTGGAATCAGCGTCAGTGTTGCAGTACCCGAAAGCGAATACATCAAAACATAATAAGCTGTCTCGTTGACTGTTGAGCTGCCTGTTAATGCTTGCAACGTGCCAAAGCAAACACCACTTGGAATTCTGACTTGGCCATCTTGGTTGAACAGTGCGCGAACGTTGCCAGCGCCATCGGCAAGCACAACATGGTTGTTCGTATTGCGAATGTCATAACCGCCTTGGTTTCCAGTGTATTTACCAAGGATGGTGTTTCCAGTGCCTGTATCAATTACCTCGCCAGCGTTCGATCCAACAAAGGTGTTGTTCGAGCTAGTGGTGTTTGCAAGGCCAGCCTGATAACCAACAAAGGTGTTGTTCGAGCCGGAACTGGTGTACTCACCAGATTGAGCGCCATACGTTACGTTGTATGAGCCAGTGTCAGCATAGTAATTGCTGCGATAACCAGCAGCTGTATTGCTGTTTCCGTTGGCCCCATCATGCATGGCAGCTTTGCCAAGTGCTGTATTGAAGTTGCCAGAAACTGCAAATTTGTTCGCACTGTGTCCAATAGCAGTGTTGTCTGTGCCGGTTGTGTTCTCCATCATGGAGCCTTCACCAAAGGCAGTGTTGTAGTGGCCTGTGCTATTTTGGAACATCGCATCGACGCCGACTGCCGTGTTCTGGTAGCCGGTGGTGTTCAGCTCCATCGCCTTCTTGCCGACTGCGGTGTTGTTGGTGCCGGTGGTGTTGATTCTCAGTGCGTCTTCACCAACTCTGGTGTTTGTAAGCTCACCATCACCACCGTGGCCAATGAAGAAATCAAGGAAGGCAGCCACATTGGTTGCGACATCATTGACTGGTGTGTATGCAACATCTGATGCATTGATGTCGCCTAATGCGATTCCGCTGTAACGCTCTGTCGTATCTGGAGCGCTGTAAACAGTGCTGCCGTTTCTGTTCATTACGCGGATGCTGTAACCACTTGTTCTGGTTGGGCTGTTGACATACAGACGCGCAGGTGTTCCGCTGCGTGATGGATAGCCGTTGATTGTGCGGATGGGCTGCGCTGCCAATTGGGTAAGCGCTGCATCCCAGTAGACTTGCACTGGATTCGTTTGTGGATCAAGGTTTGCAACCCCAATCCAGATGTAGCCGTTTTCCAGCGGCTGTCCATCCGTCTCCGTGAAGATCGGGAATGTGG